TAGTAAGGAGACTTGCACTGATGCAGGTCCATAATATGGAGATGATAAATGCAAAAGATAGGGTCGTACATCTTAAAGATGTTGTCGCAAGTGATACAGTACCTAGCAAATGTTATAATGATATTCCTGATGGTGTGTCTGGGAATAGGAAACTTGACATTGGCTGTTCCTACTGTGCTTATAAAGTTCGTTGTTGGTCAGATGCTAACAATGGGACAGGTCTTAGAAAATTTATCTATGCGAATGGACCAAGATACTTAACAACAGTGTCAAAAGTTCCTGATGTAAAAGAGGTTGAATTAGATGACGTGGGTTAGTATATTTGAATTACTCGCTGCGATTAGTGCAGTAGTTACTGTATGGGTGTATGGTAATAAAAATAACTATGCACCTTTATATGGAATGCTTTCAAATATAATATGGATTACATGGTCAGTAATGTCTAACAGTTTATTTATGTTAGTCATGTGTATTGTCTTTACAGCATTGCACATTAGAAATTATTTTCATATGAGAAAAATTAAATGAAATTTAGAAGTGGTTCAGAGAAAAAGGTTTATGAATTTTTTAAATCAAGAAAGATAAAAGTAAAATATGAACCTGAGAAATTTAAATATGAATGGCATGAACACAAGACTTATTGTCCTGACTTCATGCTACCTAATAATACTTATATAGAAGTTAAAGGTAGACTAACAATTGAAATGAGAAAGAAACATTTATTTTTTAGGAATAGTAACCCTGATATTACAGTTAGGTTTGCATTTGATAATCCTAATAAGAAGTTAAACAAGGGTGGCACAATGACGTATGCAGGGTGGTGTGAGAAGCATGACTTCGACTACTGTAAAATTAGTGATGGCATTCCTAAACAATGGTATAATGTTAAGCAATGAAAAATTCTTTCAGACAATTGAAAATTATTTTATCAGCGACACAAGTCCTGAGAGAACTTTATTCTTGGCAGTTATTTTACAAGCATTACTTGATGCTACACAAAAAGATACAAGAGACCTTGAGAGTTCAAGATATAAAAGAGAAGCTGTGCTTTGGTTTACAACAAAGTTTGGTGAGGTAAAAAAGAATTTTGATTATGTATGTACATGTGCAAATATAGAGCCTTCTTATATGAGAAGGATTGCATTAGAGATACTTAATTCAAAAAGAACTAGCTTTATTCGTGGACATATCAATGCGATATTGACACATAGAGATAGTTATGATAGAATACGTAACTTAAACAATAAACAAAAAGGGGTTAAATAATTATGAATAGTAACACACTTCCAACAGAATACCAAAACTACATTGCAATATCAAGATATGCAAGGTGGTTAGAAAAAGAAAATAGAAGAGAGACTTGGCAGGAAACTGTTGATAGATATGTTTCTTATATGGCTGATAGATATAAACAGATTACTAAAAAAGAAATATCTAAAGATGAATATGACAGATGGTTTAATGCTATACTTATGTTGGATGTGATGCCTTCAATGAGAGCACTCATGACTGCAGGACCTGCACTTGACAAAGATAATATTGCAGGATTTAATTGTTCATATGTAGCTATTGATAATGTAAGAACCTTTGATGAAATAATGTATGTACTTATGTGTGGTACAGGTGTAGGGTTTAGTGTTGAGAGACAGTATACCAGTAAGCTACCTACTATTGAAGAAGAGTTTCATAAGACTGACACAGTTATTAAAGTAAAAGATAGTAAAATTGGTTGGGCAAAATCCTATAGAGAATTAATTGCCATGTTGTATGCAGGACAAATCCCTGAGTTTGATGTGTCATTAGTTAGAAAAGCAGGAGAGAAACTAAAAACATTTGGAGGTAGAGCCAGTGGTCCTAAACCTTTGGTTGATTTATTTAATTTTACTATTGAAACTTTTAAGATAGCTAAAGGTAGAAAGCTAAACTCTCTTGAGTGTCATGACATTGTATGTAAGATAGCTGACGTTGTTGTCTGTGGTGGTGTAAGACGTTCAGCTTTAATTAGTTTGTCTAATCTATCTGACCTACGTATGAGAGATGCTAAGACTGGACAATGGTGGGATGATAATCCACAAAGAAGTTATGCTAATAACTCTGTTGCCTATACTGAAATGCCTGACATAGGTACATTTATGAAAGAATGGGTATCATTATATGATTCAAAGTCTGGAGAACGTGGTATCTTTAATAGAGTTGCTTCACAAAAAATGGCAACACGTTCAGGTAGAAGAGATGGAGACCATGAGTTTGGTACAAATCCCTGTTCAGAAATAGTGTTACGTAATAAACAAACGTGTAACCTAAGTGAAGTTGTGGTTAGACCTTCAGATAAGATTGAAGATTTAAAAAAGAAAGTAGAGATAGCTACTATCTTTGGTACATTACAATCTACTCTTACTAATTTTAGATATGTTACTAAGAAATGGAAAGAGAACACTGAAGAAGAAAGATTATTAGGTGTATCTCTTACTGGTATTATGGACCATAAGATATTATCAGGAGAAATTTTTAATAAACAAGTTCTTAAAGATATGTTAATAGAGTTAAAAGAACATGCTATTAAAGTAAATAAAGAGTGGGCAGATAAACTAGGTATCAATCAATCTACTGCTATTACTTGTGTTAAACCTTCAGGAACTGTATCACAACTTGTTGATTCAGCTTCAGGTATACACCCTAGATATTCTTCTTACTATCTTAGAACTGTAAGAGCAGATAAGAAAGACCCTTTATGTGACATGATGTTAGAGAAAGGTTTCTATGGAGAGGATGACGTGATGAAACCTAATGATACTAAAGTATTTTATTTTCCTATGAAAGCTCCACAGCATTCAGTTATGAGAGATAAGATGAGTGCATTAGAACAGCTTGAAGTATGGAAGATGTACCAACTATTTTGGTGTGAACATAAACCTTCTATTACTGTATATGTAAAAGAAAATGAATGGTTAAAGGTAGGTGCATGGGTGTATGAAAACTTTGAAATATGTAGTGGAGTTTCTTTCTTACCTCACTCTGAACACAGCTATCAACAAGCACCTTATCAAGAAGTAGATGAGAAGACTTACAAAGAGTGGTTAGCTAAGACACCTAAGAATATTAACTGGATGGACTTAGTAAATCATGAAACTGAAGATACTACAACCTCTTCAAAAGAACTTGCATGTACTGCAGGTGCTTGTGAAATAGTTTAAAAAGGTTGACTTCATTTTAGGAAAGGAGTATAATACTATTATGTTAATTAGAAGTAGACAAACAGCTAATGAGTATGAGTGGTTAAGACCTTTAGAATTAAATAAAACTAACCTTTGTTTTATAGGTTATGACCATAGAGAAGACATTGCATATAGAGTTTGTGAACATTCTTTATTAAGAAAAAGTTCACGACCTCTAACTGTAGTTGACTTAAATCACAAATCATTAAGAGGTGCAGAATTATTTACAAGAGAATGGACTGAAGATTCAGAAGGACAAAGAATGGATGTTATAGATAACAAACCTTTCTCAACTGAGTTTAGTCATACTCGTTTCTTAGCACCTGAAGTTGCTAGAGTAAATGATATAACTAAAGGTTGGATATTATTTTGTGACTGTGACTTTTTATTTTTAGAAGATGTAGATAAGTTATTTAAATTTGTTGAAACTACATATCCTAATCATGCTGCTGCTTGTGTTAAGTTTGATTGGCAACCTAAAGAATCTGAAAAAATGGATGGTCAAAAACAATTAGCATATGAAAAGAAACTATGGTCTTCTCTTATGTTAATTAATATGGGACATAAAGATACTAAAAAGTTAACAACTGAATATGTTAACACAGCTAAAGGTTTAGACTTACATCAATTTAAATGGACAACTGATGACCAGATAGGAGCTATCCCTTCTTGTTGGAATTATATACCAGATATAACTCCTATGTCTGAGTCACCTTCAGCTATACATTATTCATTAGGTGGTCCTTGGTTTGGTGGTAAGTTTGAGAACATGCAGTTCGCACAAGACTGGCATGATGAAAGATTATTATATCAAACAACTATTCCTGGAAACATAGGAGATTGGGTAAGGTTAATGAAATGAGTAAAGACGATATAAATATTGTAACTTCTTTTAGTAAGAAAGGTTGGTCAACATATGGTAAACTTATGGTTGATTCTTGTGTTAAATATTTATCAGATGACTTACATCTTACAGTTTTTTATCACGACTTTGATGAAGAAACAATTAAAGAGTTTCCTAAAACTGATAAGATAACTTTTGAAAATTTAAATAGATGTACTGATATGATTCAGTATAGACAAGAGATGGTAAGGCATGATGGCACACAAGGTGGCAAGATGCCCTACAACTGGAGATTAGATGCCATTAAATGGTGTCACAAAGTGTATGCCTTAACTGACTTCTCCTTCAGGTTAGTTAAAGAAGGTGTGCAAGTGGGTTGGGTAGTATGGTTAGATGCTGACGTTATCCTGAAGAAACCTTTATCTAAGAAGGATTTGTTTAGAATTATTCCCCTTGGTTCTGAGCTTGTCCATCTTGGTAGGAAAGATGTTGATTATAGTGAGACATCCTTCATGGCTTTTAATTTAAATACTACCCCACCTTTTGATTTACTAGCAGATATGAGGGGAATATATAATAGTCATGAGGTTCTAGCTTATAGAGAGTGGCATGATGGTTTTATATTTGAAAGATTATTTAATATCTATGGAGCACATGGGTTAAAGAAGCATAGCTTAACACCAAAAGTAAATGGGTTAGATGCTTTTAATAACTCTCCTCTTACAGAATACTTGGAACATTATAAAGGTAATAGAAAACAGGAGTTATCAAATGAAACTACCCCTGACGTTACTGGTCCAAAGCGATATAAACAAATTGCTACAATTATCAGACACTATAAGTTTTCAAGATTTCTTGAAACAGGTACATGGAATGGTGGTCGTGCAATTGAAATGGCATTGGCAGCTTTTGACAATGTAGATAAAGTACATTACAAAGGTTATGATTTATTTGAAGATGCAGATGAGTTAACTGACAAGACTGAAATGAATACCAAGCCACATAATCTTTACAAAGCAGTAGAGAAAAGACTAAATGATTTTAAAGAACATGTTAAGAAAAACTTTAAAAAAGAATTTACTTTTGAATTAGTTAAAGGTAATACCAAAGAAACTTTAACTGAACAAAAAGATTTTGACTTAGCTTATTTGGATGGTGGTCATAGTGAAGATACAGTACAACATGATTATAATATGACTAAGACATTTCCTGTTGTAATCTTTGATGACTTCTTTACTAAAGATATAGATGGAAAAGAAGTTGTTGAAGAACATCAAGGAACTAATAAAGTATTTAATGCTTTAGATAATAAGCTAAGAAAAAAAGTCTTACCTTCTCAAGACCCTGTTATGGGTGGAGGTGTTACTCATCTAGGTGTTGTTATACATGATGACAAACTAGATGAACTACCATCAAGTTTAAAAGAAATACCTATTGTAGTTAAACCTAAAGACTGTATGCCAGTAGATGACATTAGAAAAAACATTAAAGAAAATGTTAAGGTTATGAACTCATGGTTAGAAAGATGTAGACCTAATGGAGAGACATTGAATATTGTTTCAGGTGGACCTTCTTTCTTAAAGCATATAGACTATTTAAAAGAAACTAAAGATAAAATAATATGTGTTAAACATTCCCTTCCTATGTTATTAGAACATGGAATTACACCTTGGGGTTGTAACATACTTGACCCTAGACCTATTGAAGGAACAAGTACACATGGTATTGTACGTAAAGATTTATTTAAAGTTGTACCAAAAGAAACTAATTTCTTTGTATCATCTATGACAGATATATCTGTACTACAATTATTAAAAAAATCTAATGCAACTATAGTAGGTTGGAATGCTTACTCAGATGCTATTGTTGAAAAAGAAAAAGATGGTAAGGTTGTTATCCCTGAAGAACTAGGTATACCACAGAATGCTACACTACTTACAGGTGGCACATGTGCAGCTATGAGAGCCATTAGTGTAGGACATACATTAGGTTTTAGAAACTTTAATCTATTTGGATTTGATTGCTCAGTGCCTGAACCAAAAGACAAGACTGAAGTAGATAGCACAGGTAAACAAAAGTATCTGCATGTAGTTACTAATGGTAAAAAGTTTTGGACTACTGGTGAACTATTGGCTATGGCACAAGACGTAGAAAAATTATTACAAAGAACAGATGTAGATATGTACATGGAATTTTATGGAGAAGATACATTAGTTTCTGAGTTATGGAAATTACAACAACCACAAAGGCTACCTGATTATGGCACTACACTCAGCAGTAATACTTAAAGATTTCCTAGATGATAGAGGTTGTAAAACCATTTATCAAAGTGTTCTTAACTTAGAAGAGTCTTGGACTCATTATAATAATCGTCTGTCATTAGGTTCAGGTAGAGAACTTATAGATAGTAATGGAGCTTATGAAGAGAGGTGCTTAAAAAATAATCCTATTGTCTTTGAAAAGTTTCCTTCTTTATTATATAAGATACAGAAAGCATTGACTATGTTATATGTAGACAAGCCTGAGTTTAATAATGCAACTTCAACTCCAGGGTTTGAAATCATAGACGAAGATGGAACTTATTATAATTTAGGATTAAATGCACAGTTTTATTTTACTGTACCTATACATATAGGTAACTCTCATTGTGGTTTATTTTATATTAATAAAATAAATAATAAAAAAGAATACTTTCCTCTTCACGAAGGTTACTTTTATTTTCATACCAAACCTCTACATAAAAGGTACGAAAAGTTATCCCCAGAAAATACTTTAATATGCTTAGAAGGCAAGGGAGCTGTGGATAAAAATAATAAAATAACTCTTTTCTTTTAAACTATTTTGTGTTATTATACACACTATAAGGAGTACGAATATGTTTTTAAATTTACTAGCACCTATACTAGGCAAGGTTCTTGATAGAGTAATACCTGACAAAGCTGGACAACAAAAGGCTATGCAGGAATTAAACAAGGCACTTGTGACACACTCAGCAGATATTGAAAAAGCTGCTGCTTCTGTTGTCGTTGCTGAAGCTAAAGGTGAGGGTTGGTTACAACGTAATTGGAGACCTTTAACAATGCTATCTTTTTTAGGATTGCTATTCTTATATTGGTTTGGGGTTCACCCTGAAAACTTATCTGACCAAGTGGTAATGAAACTGTTTGATTTACTACAGATTGGTATAGGTGGTTACATTATAAGTAGAGGTGCTGAGAAAGGTATTAAAACTTGGAAGGAAAAATAATATGAGTACATGGAAACAACCAACTATTACAGAAATCTCTGTAGGTTTAGAAATTAATTCTTATGCTTGTGCTGAAAAGTAAATAGTATAAAACAAATTAAAAAAAATACCCCTAGTTAACTTAATAGCTAGGGGTTTTTTTATGTATGCCTATATCACAGTTGGCTACTTATTCTTATCCTTATAATCTTTTACTGCAGCTTTGATTGCATCTTCAGCAAGAACAGAACAATGAATCTTAACTGGAGGTAAGGCTAGATGCTTTGCTATCTCAGTGTTCTTTATCTTATTAGCTTCATCTATGTTCTTTCCCTTAACCCACTCAGTTATTAGTGAGCTTGAAGCTATCGCTGACCCACATCCAAATGTTTTAAACTTAGCATCTTGAATAACACCTTCATCACCTACCTTAATTTGTAGTTTCATTACATCACCACAGGCAGGAGCACCTACTAATCCAGTGCCTACCTCTGCAGAATCTTTATCCATTGAGCCTACATTTCTAGGTTTTTCGTAATGGTCTAATAGTTCTTTACTATATGTCATACTCCAAAACTTTCTCCACATCCACAACTACTTGTTGCATTAGGATTTTGTAGTTCTAAAAAGCTACCAAATATTTGTTGTTTATATTCAATAGTCATGCCTGTTAAGTATAATAAGCTAGACCTATCAAGCAATAAAGTAAACCCATCAAAGTCAACATGCTCATCAGAGTCCTGTATTATATCATCAAATGACCAATCATATTTAAATCCAGCACAGCCACCACCCTTAACTTCAAGACGAACATATTTTTTATTGTTGTCGCTAGTTAATTTATTTAAATGGTCTTTAGCTGCCTGTGTTAAATTAATTAAGTTCATATTAGATTTGTTAAATTAAAATATTGTAAAACATCAATCACTATCTCAAAACAATGTAGACATATTTCAATGACTAAAAGAACTAATGCTATATTAATTTTATCCATGTGTAAACCATACCTAATGCTGCACCTACAATAAACAACATCTTGATAGCACCTGAACCTCTAGCTAAATCTGCTCTGAGTCCTGATATAATCTCTGTTTGTTTATTAATTAATTCAAAAGCAACTTCTAGTTTATTAGCAACCTCTTTGTGTTGCTCTTCATTACGTGCTTCTAATGCAGCTAGTCGTGCTTCTAATGAATCTCTACTGTTCATTATTTTTCTCCTACTCTTCGTATTGTTTTAAATAATTCTTCATCAATTTTTTGACCTAATAATTTTTTATTTATTTCTCTTATTTTACCTAAAGGAAAAGATACACCTTTTTTTTCCAAACCTGTATAAAAATTTTTTAAATCTTGTTGACTAAATTCAGTAGGTATATGTTTATTTTTACTTATTGAATCCATTGTTTGTAAACCTTTTTTAGGCACTGATATTCTTCGTAATGCTTTTTGTATATTGTTATCACTATAACCTAAATCTTTATAAGCATTAATATACATTCTTAATTCTTGTTCTAATTTTAGTTTAGTTTTTTCATCTGTTTTTTTAGCTTCAATAAAATCATTATCATTAATTTGATTTAAAGCTAGAGGTGTTTTTTCTCTTATTCTTTTTTTAATATCAACACTAAATGGTAAATCACCTTTCATAACTCTTGATAATTCTCTACCTTTATTCATATTTTTAAGTCTGTAACCTATGTTATAAGGAACACTAGAATCAATATCTATTCTTCTTGTTTTAACACCCAACAAAGCACCATAGTCAGCTTCACCTGGAATACCTTTTGTTCTTTCAGAAAATAAAGTATAAGAAGGATAACCTTTATCAGCTAGTTGTTTATCTTTTGCTGCAAGTTCTAACTCATATTGTTTTCTTTTTCTATAAAAATCAAGACCTGCAGGTGTTAGTGTGTCTCCTATAAATTTAGTAGCAACTTCACCAAAAGGTTTATCTTCTTTAAGACCTGTTGCTGCATCTAATAAAGCATCTGTAGCTAATGAAGTTCCAATAAAAGGACCTAATACACTATCAAAAAGTGCATTACCTACTTTAAATAATTCAGGTTGTAATGTTTTATCTATATCTCCTGAAAGAAGTTGTTCACTTATTTTAGGGTCAAAGAACATTCTATGAGTTGCTTTTGCTGCTGTTTTAGGAAAAGAAAAAGGGTCAAGACTTGCCATTGATAATGTATCATATACTTTCTTTTTACCAATTTTCTTTTTATCTAAATATATTTGAGGTGCAAAATATTCCCAATCTGGTCCAATAGTTTTTAATGCCTCTTCTTCTTTATCTGACATACCTAAAAACATTTTAGATTGTTCAGATAAATAATCTGCACCTATACCTGCTACAGTCATACCTGCTAATCTTTTAGCTGCTGTTGCACTCAATGTAGCATTACCACTTAATGCATCTTTAACTGTGTACTTTATTAAATTTTTAGATACTCTTGCAGACTCAGCAGCAAATGTAGCAAAATCACCTATAGGCATATATCTTAAACTTTTAACAAATGCAGGAGCTATTTTGTAGTTTGGCATTAAGTCTCTTGTTCTTTGAGATGCCATACTTTCAAGAGCATTATCTGCTAAATCAGGAAATGCTTCTTTTAAATATTTTTTAGTTCCTTCAAAATGCATTATTTTAAATACATCATCTTCAAGTTGGTATACATCAATTACTTTATCTATAGCTTTTTTTGCAGCTTTGCCTAAAGGTTTTGTTGTATACTTAGATATATTTTGAGGAACTTTTTTATATAAATTATCTATAATATTTTTTTTAACTTCAGGTGTATTTAAAGTTATATCTTTTAAATTTTTTCTTATTGTTTCAGATGCAATATCTGTACCAGTTATACCTAAAGATTTATATTTATTAAATTGTTGTGTAAGTTCTTTATTATTTAATCCATATAATTTATCTACTACAAATTTAGATGCATCAAAAGCACCACCATTAATAGGAGACATACCATTACTTGTCATAAATACTACGTTACCTAAAACATTTCTTGCATGAGTAATAGGATTAAATACAGTAACAGCTATTTGTGAACCTGTTTTTAATGGAATCCAAGCATATTTAAAAAAAGAACTACTTGCAGGATTCATTCCATCTATACCCTCTTGTAAAGTTTTAGCATAACTAGGGTCAATATATAAATCACTTAATGGATTTTTAACTCCATCTTTTCTTACTACTCCACCACCAAATACTTTACTTAATCTTTCATCTACTATATTCTCAGCTTTAACAAAAGCATCAGGAACATTAGTTATGTCTTGACCTTTAGCTTTAGCTATATTAACTGCAGCTCCACTATTTAACATGTCTTTTTTTAATCCTTCTAAAAAATTAACTTCAGCTTTGTAAGCAGCTAATTTTTTATAAGAGTTTACATAATTAAAAGTAGGGTCTTTTATTTCACCTAAAAAAGCCTTAACAGGGTCAGGTATAAGTTGTCTTTTTTTTAATGCTCCTGTTGTACCTTGACCTCCTTTATTTTTATTAGCAAGGTCAAGTAAAAAATTACCAGTTTCTTCAGGGTTTAAATTTTGAACACTATTTTTTAATGCATTAAATGCCTGTGCAGGTTCTAAACCAATATCATCTACTAAATAATTTGTCATTTTTTTTAAGCCTTCATCTTTTATTTGGTCTAGTTTGCCCATTGAAATATTTTTTTTATTTCTTCTAATAGCATCTGCCATGTCTTGTAAATATTGAGGGTCTTCAAAAGCCTGATAACTTTTAGTTAAATAAGTATTTAAATTTTTATCTACTGTAGTTGAAAGTTGTCCAGATAATCTTTCATTCTTTGTAAAAAATGTTGATAGTCCATCTATATTATTTCTCATTTCAAGAACAATTTCTTTAACATTAGCAGGTATATTTTCTAGTGCAACTGCATCACCTTGAAGAGCATCATTAACAAGTTTAACTTGAGCAGGGTCTTTCATTTTATTATCTTTCATTACTTTAGATAATTTTTTTGCATCAAGTGTTGCTTCTTTAAAAGCATTACTTACTGCTGCATCTGAACTTAAAAATAATTCTTGAGCTTTATTTGTCATACCTCTTGTAGAAGAAAATAATTGTTCAAACTTTCTAGTATATGGTTTTACTGCTTTAAAAGTTTTAACCAAAGCTGATATACCACCAACTGCTGCAACTTCAAAACCTAAATTATTTACAAAGGCATTAAGTCTTTGTTGCAACCTTGTATCTTCAGGGTTGACACTAAGACCTTCTAATATTTGTGTTGATTCAGGGAATTGTTCTCGTAAGGTATTTACTATATTTTCTGAAGGGTCTTCAGCTATTGTAGCTGCTGCTCCACCAGTTGTTAGAAAACCTGCTACCTTTGCAGCTTTACGACCTTTAGCACCTAATAGATTTGATGCTTGTTTTAAACCTGAGTTAAGAAACTTATTACCTTTAGCTAATGTGTGTGCTCCTCTTGTTGCTTTAAGTATACCTGTTGCAGGTACAAAGTAAGAAGCAATATTACCTATAGCTCCTTCAGCAGTTCCATATACACCATCACCATGATAAGGGTCAAATAATTCATCTGAAAATTCTTTTATACTTTCAGGTACATATTCTCCCATTCTATCTGACACAACTGAAAAATTATCTGAAATCTTTTTAGTTAAATTAGGTGCTACATCTGCAGAAAAACTTGCAATGTCTCTACCTGCTTCACCAAATGCTCTACCTGCTACTCTTATAGGTGCATCTATAATACCTAAACCAGTTATCTCTGTAGCTTTAGCTTTTTCTTCTTGAGTTAAACCTGAGTATTCATTATAAGTTTCTTTAAATTCAATAGGGTCAAAACCTTGTTCTTCAATAAGTTGTTTAGCTTTACTAGAATCTAAAGCTCCCTTGTTTTGCAGGTCTTCAATTTTTTCTGCAGTTTCTCTGAATGATTGTGAGTCAATACTAATTGCCATAACACTATTCTATCTCATCTAATATTTGTGATACAGTTTTTTGTTCTTTAGTTGCAGGAACTAAACCACCTTCTTTTAATTTTTCAAGACCACCTATACCTAACAGATTAACTTCATCAATTAATAAATTATTAAATACTGTCTCTTTATCTGTTCCTCGTAGTTTACCTTGATTATTTAATTGTTTAAATTTTTCTAATGCATTTTCTGTAGTAATTTTAGTTATATCTGTTATACTTTTTTGACCTTCAGTTGTTTCTAATAAAGAATTAGCATCTAATGCTAGTTGGTCAGAACCTGATAATTTTCCTTTAACTATATCAGTAATTCTTTTAACATCACCTACAATAGATAAACCTAAATCACCTGCTTTTTGAATAGCAGCTTTGTAGTCAGCATCAGTTTTAAGAATCTCAAGAACATCTTTATCAACTACACTTTCAGCAGTAATTTGTTTTAATGTTTCATCTAATTTTTCTTTTCTGGCTTTTCTATCTACATCTTTAAAGTCTTTAGCAGCTTCTAAAAATCCTGGAGCAGCCTTAGAAGCAGCAGAACCTACTGCAGCTAATGTACCTCTACTTGGGTCAGCAGCTAATATATCACCACCTAATTGTGCCATATTCATATAAGCCTTAAGTTTAGCTGCAGATTTATCTTCTTCAATTTGTTTTTGCCTTTCTTCATCACCCATAACTAATTCTAATTCATCTGCTCTTAATGACCTAGCTTTAGCTCTTTGTAATAAGTTCTCAATTTCTGCACTTGTTATATCTCCATAAGTAAAAGAATCTGGAATATTAAATATTGTTCCACCAGGAGCTTTTTTAACAACACTATTAAGACCCTTTGTAGATGATACTGAAGTTTTATTTATTAAATCCATTAACATTTTTTTATACATGGTGTTTTCTTTTTTAGATATTTTCTTTGTAGGTGAACCACCATCTTTCATAAAACCCATTTTGTTTCTTACTTCTGTAGGAAGTTTAGATAAACCTTCATTGTCTTTAGGAACTTCTTTTAATGTTCCACCATCTTTAAATAAAGTTTTAGCTGCACCTGCTAAACCTAAAGCACCTGTACCTGCACCAATAAGTTGTTGACCTAATGAAGGTGTAGGTAGAATTGATTGTTGAGTTTGTGTGGTTGTTGGGTTAAGAGGAAATCCACGAATGATAGATTGATATTGTTGTAGACTTGCTTCAGGATATTGCTGCTGCTCTCTAAACTCTTGGAATCCTAAGTCTAATGCTTTTTGTGTTTGCTGTCTGTCTTGCTCACCTATACCTGCAAGTGCACCTAGTTCTTTAAATGCAAGACCTTGTTGTTGTGGTACAATGTTAGCATACTGTTGACCACCTGCAAGTTGCCTTTGCTTTTGTGATTCAAAGGCTCTCTGTGCTTCTGTAAAGGCAGCTTGTTGACCTCTAGTCTGTATATCACCTAGCTGTTGTTGTAAGTTTCTATTAGCTTCAGCTTCTAATATAGCTTGTCTTGAACCACCAAATGAACCCTGTGCACCTATAGCTTCTGCAGCTATTTTTTGTTGCATAGGTTCAGCAGCACGTTGTGCTTCTCTCTTTTCTATATCAACTACATTCTGCATATAAGGAGACATACCACTTGCAATGTCTGAAGCTGTAGCTGCTCCTGTACCTGCAGCAGTTAAACCTTTAGCTACATCAAAACCTGGTTGCGAAGAACCTACTAATGATTTAATACCTTCTTGAGCAGCTCGTTCTTCAGTTGTAAAAGGTGCAATACGAGGACCAGGGTATAAAGGATAACCTGCAGCCAGTCTTGATTCTTCCTGTGCTTGTGCTTTAGAAAGTATATCAGTAATATAAGGTCTAAGTTCTGGAGGAAACTCTGCTTTTTCCACAACAGTAGATGTAGCAGCAGGAGCTGGTGCAGACCCACCACCTGAACCATACATTTTTAAACCAGTCTTACTATTAATTGTACCTGAACCACCAACTGATTTTAATAACTTTGCTTCATATGAATTAATATGTGCAAGTTCAGTATCACCATCTTCACCCTGTGCTGCAATATCACAAGCAAGAGTTTCTAATAACCAAACTTTATATTTAATTGGTAATAGTTTTTGTACTATAAAACTAGAAATACGTTTCAAAACAGACATAACTTTCCTTATATTTAACATGTTTACTAAAAATTTTTCTCCATCCAGGTCTACCCATAACTTCAACACCAGAGCATCCTTGTTCTTTTGCAGATTCCATAATGGTTTTTATACCCATACCTGCCCACTTATTCATATTCTTACCACCACAGAGCACAACAGTCATCATAGTCTTAGCAGGATAGATTGCTTTTTGTGTAACAATAACTGCTTCAATATCTTTTACTGATTTAAACACAACAAACAATTGCATCATACCAGTCTTTAAAAGATATTTAGTGGTATCTACTGTATGTCTACCACCTGAATAACTTACTGCTTTTTTAATTAATGGTTCAATTTGTTTCCAAAAAATGTCAACCCCTACAGGTTGAACAGGGACTACTTTCATACTAACCTATTTCGTTGATTTGTCTTTCTCTCCCCATTGATTTCTTTCTAACAGCAGTCATAAATTTATCTAAAGTTTCTGCTCCTGCATTTGATGAGCCATTACCTAGAGCAGATACTACATCTGCAGGTAATACATATTCATCTCTACTTAACAATGCAGGTTGTTCTCCTTCAATACTAAATGGTATTTCATCTGACATACCATCACCTTTACCTTTTACCATTCCTTCAAAGTAAACTTCTCCATCACTTACATCTGCTAGTTCTTCAGCTTTTTCAGTAATAGCTTCTAATGCATCTTGTATACCACCACCTTCATTTAATCCCATACTACTTATATAATCAGGATTATAATATTGTATAGGTGCACCAGAACCTGTAGCTGCAGCAGTTATTTGTGAAGTTGTTAATGGATTCGTACTTCTTGAATATTGTGGGTTTCTATTAAGTTGTGTCTTACCAAAACCAGACTCAATTTCTGCAGCTTCTTTAACTTGTTCAGGTATTGCTTGTGATTGTAACTGTAAAGCTGAATCTGCATATGTTGAGCCTAAAGTTCTTCCCACAGCTCCACCTAATTTTACAGGGTCATTTAATGTTTCTAAAGCAGATGAACCAAGGTTACTTAATGCTTTTGTAGGGTCAGTAGCTAATGAAGTAAGACCACTCCCTATCTTATCTAAACCTCCTTTTAAACCACCTGCAATCTTTTGACCTAATGTAGGGTCAAGTGAACTTGTTATATTTTTTGCACCTATATTTTCTAATATTGCAGAACTTGCTTCTGCAGTATTAGGTAATGCACCACTTACTAGATTAGAACCTGCCTCAGCTCCTACTGTAGTTGCATTTGTTCCAACAGTCTGACCTGCTGTATCACCTAAACTTCCTAAAGCTCCACCTAATTTTTCACCTAATTTACCACCTGCATATGTTGTAAATCCTGCTAAAGCAATATCACCAAAATCGCCACCTTTAGATGCAGTATTAGCCATAGAATAAGTAACACCACCTGCTGGTCCAAAAGCAGCAGTCGCAAGGGCAGGACCTACATAGTCTCTAAAAAATCCACCAATGTTAAATGCTTCAGGTAAACCTGTATCAGGATTACGAGTTAGTTTACCTAAAGAAGATAAACCTTTAACTTCCATAGGTGACATATGTACTAATTCAGAGTCACCATAACGACCCTGCATCTTCATAAGATTACTTATACCTGAGAGTGGTGGTGAAGTCCTGACGTTTTGCATTATGCTATATACCTTTTCATTATATCATTTATATTATAACTTGTTTGTGGCTGATTTACAAGGGAATTTATTCCTGTTCTTTCATTAATACCTTGCCTTTGTCTTAATGAGTCTATTATTCTTTGTTGTTTAATATACTCAGAATCATCTGGAGTTGCATCTCTAGTTATATTTTCTGTATACTTTACATCAGGTAAAGGTTTATAATAACCTGTTGCCTGTGGTAAAGATGTACCTCCCCCTCCAGGTCCTCTCTCTACATAAACTCCTGAAGGTATACCTGTTCCTCTACCATCTCCAGTTGTTTGAGATAATCCTGTAGGCATACTACCTACTACTCTTGAAGGTCCTGGTTGAGTATATGGATTTATTTGTAAGGGAGTATATTGATAACCACCTGGTCTTGTTTTATTTAAAGTTTCATTAACTGTTAATTCATTTAATAATTTTTCACGTTCAGCAATTGTATTTGCTAAGTTATTTGCTTGTGGAGTTGCTTTTAAACCACTACCAGCTTCAGTATATTTTAAAAGAAGTTCTTCAGGAGTAGCTTGATAATTACCTTTTGTTTGTACTGGTTGAGAATAACTTTCATTAACAACAGGCTGCTCTACCTCTTGTTGAGGTATTCTTTTAAGTAAATCTTCATACAACATACGTTGTCCACCAGCACCCATATTATCTCCTAATGAAAGTCTACCCAAGCACTTCCAGTATATCCCTGGAATTTTGAAGTAGCTTCGTTAAATCTAATGTCACCTAATTGTGGATTAGGGACAATGTTAGTATTAGTTACTCTTGCAACTCTAATTGATTCTCTTGCTTGTTGCTCAATAAGCTGAGAAGTTAATTCATTAATTAAAGAATCTGCCCATTGCCTTACAACATCAAATGCAATTTTTTGTTTCTCATCTGTTAGTTGATTAAAAGTATCTCTAAGTTCAGGATATATAATTGCTTTTCGTGTAGCCATTATCTCATACCATCTTTACCAATATCTAAACGTATCGTACCATACTGCCATTTAGTCCCAGACGTAGAAGTACCCACCCTTATCTTCGCTTGTCTTCCCCTTGCCCTCATTGAAACTTTTTCAGTTGTAGCACTAACATCAAAAGGTCCTTTCAATATTGCTTGTGTAGCATTAGGATATTGTTTGGTTGTTAATTGTAAATTAATCTTACCAGAAGTTCCTTCAGTTTCATTTTGTATATTTATATCTGGGACCATCCTGTCAATAAACATTACATCATTACCTTCAGCCATATCAAAATCACTTGACTCTAAGAATGATTCTATTTTACTACCATTAGCAGTATAAATTCCTTCAGGTTCATTATCATATAAATAAGAAAACGTAGTGCTTGATTCAACTCCATTAGTAATTGTATTACCAAATACTCCTTTATCTTCAAAGGTAGTAAAGTGAGTATCTCCATAAACCCAATAGTTTTCATTAGGATTATAAGTTACATACTTATCACATTCAGTTGAACTTGCTGAAGGATATAACCAAGTTACTTCTTTAAATTGTGAATTAACTCCTGCATATATCTTATCAGCTTGGTCAAGATTAATATCATCAAAAACAAATCTTCTTACAGTACAAGGTAAGTTTTTAACTGTACCATCAAATACATAAAAGTTTGCACTACCCATCCAGTAAACTCTACCATCAAAGTCAACTGCTGAATGAGCACCTGCTGCACCACAGTTTGTACCTATCTCATTAAAACCAAAAGTAAAAGGTGGTCCAATAAATTGCATAGTATGTGCAGAGTTATCTGTAAGAATAATAATATTATTTCTACTTCTAGCTGCAGTTCTAATTGAATTACCTGAACCTAAAATAACTTCACCTGATGTAGAACTTACTGAAGGTGTCCAGTTATTAAAATCATTTTGATTAGACCATCTAACTAACATAGGATTAAAAGAACCACTTGTTTGTTCATTTGTACCTAAACAAATAAGGTGTCTATCCTCTTGTGAAACAATTAAACTATTGCTTGTGTTAGGAGCTGCTGATACTTCTATTGCTCTACTATTTATACCTGTTGAAGTTTCCCAATAATAAACTCTACCACCTCTAACTCCTGCAATTAAATCTTCCCCCCATGTATCAAGTTTCCATTGTCTTGCTAAAATACTTATATCTGAAGTTGCTCTTGCAGTACCATATGTACTTTGTCCATAGTAACCTGCATTCCAACCTAAACCTACAACTTGTTCACTTGTTCCTGTAGGTAATAAAAAATTAACTGTTACAGTTCCTGCAGCAGCTTGACTAGATGCAGCAGTTGTTGATGTAAGTATTTCAAATGAATTACTATTAACTGAACTTACTGCAAAACTACTACCACTTGTAAAGAATACATTACCACCTATTGTTGCAGCCATTGAAGTAAACTCTACAAAGTCTCCAGTCTCAACTGTATTTGCTACAGAACAAATAACTTTCATACTACCTGATGTAGTAGTCAGTTTATTAGTAGCAGTAACAGTAGAAACAATTGGAGTAATATCATAATTGACACCACCAAAATAAGTATAGAGTTTAGATTCAGTTGCAAAAGCTGCTCTCTTTAATGTGTCATTATCTTCCCAACTAATTAAATCTCTTGATGTTCCTATAAAAGCATCAGTAACTTTAAAGTTCCAACCTCCTATATTCTCAGGTTTACCTGCTCTAAATCTAACTCTATTGCCATCATACCATTTACCTTGTTCAGCATATTGAGTTGACTCTCTATGAAACCCTGGAGCAAAGTCAAGTTTTAAAAGTTGGAGTCTAGTCTCTGTTGACATAGTTTCTCCTTACGAAAGATTTAATATACTAGCACAATCTATTGAAGATACTTCTCTTACTTTATAAACTATAATATCTTTTGCAGCAGCAGCAGTTGAAAGAGTAGGTGCTGTACCTCCTGAAAAGTTATAAGAAGCTCCATAAGATAATGTTCTACTACCTGTACCATCTTGTGTTATTGTTATTGTACCTGACTGACCTACCTTGCCATTAACTGCTCCTGCTAGTGTAGCATTTGTTCCTAGTGTAATTGCAAAGTTATTACCATTTGAAAAATCTACATTCATTGAAGTTGCACTTGCAATTGAAACTTCAGGAGTTCCTACTGCACCTGAAAAAGTTGCTGATGAAGCTGCTGATACTTCAGCAGTAAATACTGCCTTACCTGATTGTGTAGTAGTTGAAGTAAATGTATTTGTTCCTGAAGTAATAACAGTACCACTAAATACTTTATTAGAACTAATAGTTGAAGAAGTTGAAGTAGGTATGTATCTAATATCTGCACTTGATACTGGAATTAAATTAGCATCTGCAGTACCAAAGTTTAATGTAGAAGCTGTACCTAAACCTAATCCAGTTGTATCTACAGCATCTGTTACTGTTACTCCATTACATATAACTCCAGTTGTACCACCTTGAGTAATAGCCTTACCACTATTACCACTTGTTTTTAATGTAACTGAATATGAACCTGATGTACTATTTTTTACAAAATATATTTTAGAAACTGCAGGAATTGTAATTGCAACATTACTTGTTAATGTTCCTTGTAATTCAAGTATAGCACTTCTTGCTTGGTCAGCAGAACCATTACTAGAACTTAAAGTTATATCTGCACTACTACAAGATACAATAGTATATCCTGCAATAGCACTATCTACTAAGTCAATTACATTTGCATTAAGTACAGTACCCCAACTTCCTGAGTTGGAACCATTATCTTGTTTCTCAAGTCTTATACTTGAAGTAAAAGTTGCCATTTATTTCCCCTAAGTTGTTGGTGCTTCACCAAAATTATATAGAATACCACTTCCAATTGTAGTTGTAACTGTTCCATCTGTTGCAGTTACTGGTACAGAAACTACATGTAAATCTTTTAATGCACCTACTGAAGTTACAGCAGATACTGCAGTTTTCATTTCTGCAGCTTTAGTTCTTACACCTGCTCTATAAGTTTTCCAAGCATCAGTCATAGATACTCCAGTTTCATATTGTCTTACTGCCATCCAATCAGAAGACTGTAATTCATTATATGCACGATTATCAATATTTTCTTTATACTGTGTAATTAAACCTTTAGAAATCATAGTAGTTCCATCTCTATTTTTTAAAACTACACCATCCTCATCAGTTACAGTTACATCAGCTATTTTATGTGGAGTTGAATTTATTGTTTCAGTTACAACTCCATCACTATAACTATAACTTGAAGCACCATTTTTATAAAATCTATTATCAGCAGGTGATGCTTGAGTCACTGGATAAATACCTAATGTTTGTAATTCTCCTTTTGTCCAATTATTAAAAATACTTGCAGGATGCTGAACACCATTTATAGTCATAGCTTTCGCACTCCCAAAGACTTCAATAACTTGGTCAGCTTTTACTAATGCCCACATTATCTTTTTCCTTTCATGTTATTTAAATTTATATTATATATTAAAATCATTTTAGATA